CCAAAGGAAACTTTCTTCGAGAAGAAGGAAGAGACTGTCGAGCTGACCGAAGTCGTCGATGACGATGATGATGACGATGAAATGGAGCCTTGGGAAAAGTATCGGAACGACATGCGCTACGACATCAACGGCGATGGCGTGGTCGATGAGAACGACTTCCCTGATTGGCGGAGTGCAGGAAAATGAGCCTTGTAGAACTTCAGAAAAAGATCGGAGTAACGGCAGATGGTGCGTTCGGCCCGGGAACTCTTAAGGCAGCTGCCGCTTACTATAAGCTATCACCTAATCGCGCTGCGCATTTCTTTGCTCAAACGGCGCATGAATCGGGAAACTTCAAAGCGTTCAGCGAGAACCTGAACTACGGCGCTAAGGGCCTTCGGGGCATCTTCGGCAAGTATTTTCCGACTGACGCACTAGCCAAAGCCTATGAGCGTCAGCCGCAGAAGATTGCCAATCGCGTCTATGCCAATCGCATGGGTAATGGCGATGAGGCCAGCGGCGAAGGTTGGCTGTACAGGGGCAGGGGTGCCCTCCAATTGACAGGCAAATTTAATTTCAAAGCGTTCTCGGACTATATCAATCGCCCTGACGTAATGACGAACCCCGATCTGGTGGCTACCGAACTCGCGTTTGAGAGCGCCCTGTGGTTCTTCGACAAGAACAAACTCTGGGGCATCTGCGATCAGGGTATCAACGACGCTGCTATTCTTGCGCTCACGAAGCGCATTAATGGCGGCACACACGGTCTCGATGACCGTAAAGCAAAGACCAAGAAGTACGCGACTTGGCTCTAAGGAGGCCGTTATGGACCTGAAGAAACTGGCGGCAAAGGCCGTTAAGAAGGAAGTCGAGAAGAAGGTCGTCAAGGGCGTGGTGGGTGAAAACCTCCCGGTTCAGCCCACGCTGATGGTCAAGTTGATGAATGTAAAAGGGAAGTTGGCAGTCGCCGTCGCAGCTGTTACAGCTCTGATTGCAGCAATTGCTGAATTAATGTAAGGCTTCGCTCATGGCCACAGCGATGACGTACAATAGCTTGCTCGATGACCTCCGGAATTATCTGGAGCGTGGAGCAACGCTTGCGACGGATCCATCTGTCTATCTCCAGCTTCCAAGCCTTATTGGCCTTGCAGAACGCCGCCTTGCGCGTGAGCTGAAGATCCAAGGGACCGTCACTGTCGTCTCGTCGACCATGACTCAGGGGCAGCCAACCTATCCGAAGCCTGACCGCTGGCGCGAAACCGTCAGTATGCGTGTCGGAACTGGAACTGGCTATAACACGACGCGAGAAATCTTCCCGCGCTCTTACGAATACATGCGCCAGTATTGGCCTAACCAGACCCAGACGGGCACGCCGCGTTTCTACGCGGATTACGACTATCAGCACTGGTTCTTTGCGCCGACGCCGAGCGATGATTTCCCCTACGAGATCATCTATTACGAGCTTCCGCCGCTTCTGGGCGACGACGTGCAGACCAACTGGTTCACGGAATACGCGCCCAATGCGCTGCTTTATGCGTCTCTGTTAGAGGCCGCTCCGTTCCTCAAGAACGAGGAAATCATTCCCATCTGGCAGGGCTTCTATGACCGTGCCATCGCTGCGCTCAATGGCGAAGACATTCGCCAGATCGTTGATCGTGGCATCATCCGCAGGGAGGACTAAGAGGTGCCATCATTCACCAACACGTTTGGCGGTACAAACGTCTACTCTGCGAACGTCAGTTATCGCGCAGTCGCACTGACTGCCAACGTCACACTCACGTGGCCGACTGAGCTTGCGACTAACACCAACGTCGTCGCGTCCATCATGGATGTCACGCCGTCTGGCGCTGGCTTCACGATCCGCATGCCGGATGCCTCGCAGGCGTCTGTCGGTGAGACGGCCCTATTCTTCAACGTCGGCGCTTCGTCGTTCACGGTAGCGGACAACAGCGGCAACACGATCCAGACCATTGCTTCGGGCGAAGCGTGGCAGATCTACCTCATCGGCAATACAACGGTTAATGGCACGTGGCGCTCAATCGAATACGGCGCTGGCACGTCCTCGCCGTCCGCAAGCGCGCTGGCTGGCGCTGGCCTCAAGGCGATCACTACGACGCTCAATCAGGCGGCTCCCACGACGCTGCTGTCTGCCGACTATACGCTCACCTCCGTTGACCGCGCTCGCGTGCTGGTCTGGAATGGTGGTGCAGGTACGTTCACAATGCCGTCGGCAGTCGCCGCTGGTAACGACTGGTTCTTCGACGCCCGCAACTCCGGCACAGGCGGTCTCACGATTGCCCCGGCTGGCGGTGAACTGATAAACGGTCAGGCGTCGCTGGTCTTTAACCCGGGCGACAGCGCTCGCATCCTCACGGATGGCGTTAACTTCTATACGATTGGCTACGGCCAAAGCTCGACGTTTTCCTTCGACTATGTGTCGATTGACCTTACTGGTCAGCCCAGCCCGTTCACGCTTTCTGGCACGAATCTGAATCGTATTGCTTATCAGTTCAGCGGCGTCCTGACTGCGAACATGCAGATCATCGTGCCGAACACGCTGCAGCAATACTGGGTGCGCAACACGACGACGGGCGCTTATACGCTCACGGTTAAGACTGCAGCTGGCACTGGCGTCAGCGTCGTCCAGAACGGCGCGGCGATCATGTATTGCGACGGCACGAACGTCGTCGAAGCCGATACGAATAACATCAGCACGCCGATCTCCATCTCTCAGGGCGGTACGGGCGCAACAACTGCTGGTTCTGCGCTGATCAATCTGGGCGGCACATCACTCGGTATCGGCGTGTTTACCGCCATTAACGCCGCTGTGGCGCGTGCATCTCTAGGCGCTGCCGCCTCTGGCGCGAACAACGACATTACGTCACTGAACGCCCTTACAACGCCGATCAGCGTCTCTCAGGGTGGCACCGGGCAGACGAGCTACACGAACGGTCAGTTGCTCATCGGGAACAGCACCGGCAACACGCTGACGAAAACCACGCTGACAGCTGGCACGGGCATCAATATTACGAATGGCCCGGGTTCAATCACGATTGCCGGCACTGGCCCTGATACGTTCCCGGGTATGGGGATTGCTTATTCCACAGGAACTGCGTGGGGTACGTCCTACGGCACCAGCGGCAGCGGCACGACGATTGCCCTGACTGCCAACCCCGCATTTACGGGCGCTCCGACCGCTCCTACTGCAGCCCCGGGGACTAACACGACGCAGATTGCCACTACGGCATTTGTCATTGGTACGGCGTTCTCGACGGCGCTCCCGAACCAAGCCGGTAATGCTGGTAAGTTTATCACGACGGACGGGACGAATGCCAGCTGGTCAGACATCTCTCTGAGCGCGAACGTCACTGGTATCTTGCCGGTCGCCAATGGGGGGACGGGGGCATCATCTCTGACCGCCAACGCAGTTCTGATTGGCAATGGTACAAGCGCGGTAACATCCGTCGCTCCGGGGCCGGCTGGAAATATCCTGCAGTCAAACGGCACATCATGGGTGTCCGTCGCTGCTGGGCCGTCTGGAGCCACGCTCAGCAACGATACGACGACGAATGCTACGCGCTTCCCGATCTTCGCTGATGCTACGTCTGGGGCCGCTATCACGGTCTATACCAGTAGCCCGAACTATACGTTCAACCCGCTGACTGGCGTCCTGAAGGCGAAAGCCATGAATGCGGCAAACAGCTTTTTCATTAGCGACAATACGCTGATTGAGAGCTATACTGTTGCTTCGACGCAGAATGCCATGTCTGTTGGCCCCATCACGGTTCCCTCAGGTATGTCGGTTACTGTTTCCTCAGGCGGTAGGTGGGTGGTGATCTAAGATGAGTACGATTACATCAGGCACTACAGCTGGTCAGGCAATTGCCGTTACAGGCGATACGTCCGGCAATCTGGTCTTTACAGTCAATAACACGACTGTTTCCGTCACGTTCAGCGCGACTGGCGCCGTCGGCTTCGGGCCATCTGCAAGCTATGGGACTGCTGGTCAGTTCCTGACCTCGAACGGATCTGGGGCTGCTCCCACATGGACGACACTTGTCAGTGGCGCAGAATCGTTTGTATTGTTTGTAAATGGCGGTAACACAATGCCGGGCGATCCGCAGTCGGCGTTAGGAATTATCTAAGGAACGGAACATGGCTACTTCTGCTCAATACGCTTCGACTCCAGTCTTCGGATCAGCCACGCTGACTACGGCTGACACGTCGCTCACGGCACCAACCACTGTCGGCACAGTCCTAACGGCTGGCGCATCTGGCACGCGAATCGATTACATTGACATTCAGGGTGTGGCGACGACGGTGTCGGGTATCATTAACTTGTTTGTTTATGATGGCACGAACTACATCCTGTGGCAGCAGGTTCCCGTACAGGCTGTGACGAGCAGCACGACTGCTCCGGCTTTCACGGTAGCCCTCTCCAGCAACGGCAACGCGAATATCTTGCCGCTCACGCTGCCGACTGGCTATTCGCTTCGCGCAACCACAAGCGTCGCTCAGACTGGCGTTCGCGTAACTGCATACGGAGGTAACTTCTAATGAACCGTGGCACTTACGGATTTCCGCTTCCGCCTAATTATGCGACTCGCGTTGCTCCTGCGACGTGGTCACGCAGCCGTGCATTCACGACTGCTGGTGCGTTTACGTTCACCGTTCCACTGAACGTCTACCAGCTGTACTTCATGTGTGCTGGCGCTGGTGGCGGTGGTGGCGGCGGCGGTGGTTCAGGCGCAAGCAATGTTGGCGGCTCCGGGGGCGGAGGCGGCGGTTTCGCTGAAGGCATTATTGACGTTGTACCCGGTCAGGTAATCACCGGGACAATCGGCACAGGTGGTTCTGGCGGGACATATAATGCGACAGCGGCATCTGCGACGAATGGCGCAGCAGGTGGCACAACCTCTATTGGAACGATTGTAAGCTGCACAGGGGGTAATGGCGGTAATCGCGGAACTGGCAACACAACGACTGTAGCAGGAGCCACTGGCGGAACTGCAACGGCATCGGCAACCATTCGACAGCTGTTTACTCTTACCGGTGGATCTAGCGGATCTTTAACTCTCTCTGGCGGATCTTCAGGCAATCAGGGTGGCTCTGGTGGCGGCGGCATCAACGGCAACGGCGGCTCAATCACCAATGCTGGAACCGGCGGATATAATTATTGCGGATCTGGGGGAGGTGGTTTTTATGGAACCGGCGGCGCGCTTAACAACCAAACTACCTCTAATAATCTTGGCGGTGCTGGCGGCGGCGGTTTTTATGGAGCTGGCGGATCGGTTATTTTAACCGCTAGCGCTGCGAACAACGCAGGCGCTGGTGGGGGCGGGTTTTATGGCGCTGGTGGCAATTCAGGTGTTGTCAATACTGCCAATATTAATGCTGCTGGTGGCGGAGGCGGTGGATCTGAAAGTGCAGGAGCTGCGTCTTATTCATTGCAAACCACGAGCGCGATTACAACAGGAAGTGGCGGCGGCCCATTCTCTGGCACAGGTGGTGCATGGACAGGGACTGCTGTTGCTTCCGTGAGCCTATCTGGAGGATCCGGTCAGCTTGTGACTGCGGATAGCGATTACTTAATTTACATTAACAAAATACGTCCACAAGGTGGTGGCGGCGGCGGCGGCTGGCATAGATGGAATCCCGGCGGAGGTGGATTTGGTGGCGGCGGCG